CCAACAATTCCACAATGAGCCATGAAATCTTCATGGCAACTCCATTGAAATTGGAAAATTTTAGCTGAAAAATTGTCGAGTTTTCAATTCGGGATTATTTTTTCCAAGGGTGCTTGATATGGGTTATAATCATTGTCTGTTACAAATAAATCATAGGTGCGGCATGTTGAGTAATCAAAGTAAGTCCATAATCGCACATGATTGATTTTGCCTCGCCTTACTTTGTAAATATGAAATACGAGATTAGGTTCTTTATAGAATCCATTTTGCAATATGGGCTTGATACTTTCTTTGTCTCGTTCCGTTGGCGGGAGAAGAACGTAGCCCGCATCTACTTTATCTGCCATGCCCTTCGCTCCCCGAATCAGGTTCTGGTCAGCGTCTTTGGCGTTCTTCCAATCGCCATTGGCTTGCGAACTGGTGTCAATATGTACATTCAATACGTTGGCAAGAGTCTTCATCCTATCAACAAACATGATAAGTACATTATCTTCCCTTAACTTAACGCCTCTGGCCTTCGTTGCAATTTCGGTTAGTATCTTTACTGATGTGAAAACATAATCAAAAAATACGTAGCCTATCATATATTTTACCTTGTATTTTTTTATCATGCGTTCAATATCGTCTATGTTAAAATTAGGGATGTGTTCAATATACAATTGAGATCTTGCGATTATCTCAATCGCCTTATCAACTCGTTCTTCTTCATCGCCTTCATACTTGCCATCTAAGATTTTTTCCTCTGACACATCAGATACATAGGCCATTATCATCGTTTGGATTTCGTCTTTTTCCAACTCTGTTGATATAATCAGACTTGGCTCTTGCTGGCCTGTAGTTACCCATGCCCTCTGCTTTGAGTCATATACTGTGGGAATGCTTACACAGCAGGCATCGCCAACTGAAACGCGGGTTTTACCAAAACCGCTTGGAGCAGTTTTTAGATAAACTTTTTTCAGTCTGCGTCCTCTAAAAATAGTCGTAAGCTTTGGACTGCACATCGCCATGCCCATCTCAGGGATTTGTTTATATTGTTCTTTCAACTCAGCCATCCCTTTAGCGGCTTGGCAACCTGTTGAAGCGGCATTTGTGCTATATGAATCCTTCAAATCCAAGATGATATTTTCAAAAGTATTGAATATATCTTCAAGAGTATAACTGTCAAACTTAGCTTGCATCTTTGCATACTCATCGGATTCACATATTGATGGGTCGTATATCTGGATGGTAGGGAAGCCTTGCCCCTCTAACTGGTTTAGTAAGCTAAGTTTCTTCATCTTGTTATAGTAATATTCAAAGTTATTTAGCTGTGCCGCATCACGGCATTTATCAAGATATTCCATTCCATTGTTCTTTTCAAAGGTCTTTTGGTAAGATGGATATCCTGATAGAAAATTGCAAATTGCCATGCTATCAATTTCAGGTGCGCCATTCTTTAATAAATAGTCAATGGCGACAAAGATTACTTGATAGAATAATTCAGGGAAATCTTCTTTGATGAACCCATAATTTTCATCAAGCAATATCATTGGGTCTTTGAGGATGGAACCCAGCACCTGTATAAGCGCTTCTTTGTCCTTATGTACAATTCTAGCCAATTTACCACCTCCTTTAGAGGCTATTGATATCTATTATATATGGAATTCTCCTATCTTTTGGCTTAACTTTCACATGAACAGTTTTGTTTTCTTCTGCAAAGTCTGCATTTGCTTTGCTGGCTTCATAGGCTGTTTCAAAAAACACCTTGGCTTCATCGTAGCAATAGGGTACGATGCCTATGGTTTTCCTATGTTCCCCAACCTTGTTGCCTTGCAATTCATAAAAGTAATAAAGTGTTCTTTGAATGCCTGTATACGTATATTTCAGCTTATCAACAAAGTCCTCTATTTGTTTATCAATGGTGTAAGGGATTTCGTCTATTCCATACAACAGGCATATATATTGCGTCAACGAATCTTTTTCATTGCCCTTTAAGCTCACAGCTTTGCGTTGATTGCTTTCTTCTGCCTTGTTTATTAGTAGCTCATAGCATTCACTGTGATATCGTTTCTTCCCTTTCGTTTTGTACTGCGTTCCTGATATTTCTAAGTGACACATAGCACACTTTAACATACGCAACCTCTCATAAGAAGCAATTCCCCAGGAAGCATAAACCCCCTGGGGAATTAGTATCATCCCTATAGTTCTTGTAAATCAGCCAAAATTAATTCAAGTAATTGACGCTGTGAAGAATCCGTATCCTGTACGCCTTTGCCCTTACCCAAATGTTCTTCAACAATGGATTTATATGTATCGCCTTGTTTATTGGCAAACATCTCTTCTGCTATGGATTTAATATCTTCTTTCAATTCGGCATAGGTTTTTTCCACAGATTTAAGAGATTGGGCTTGTGTTTCGTAGTCAACTGCCTGTATACCTTCAGCTTCTTCTTGCTTCTTGATTGCTTCTGCAATCTCCGCTTGCAGGTTTTCAGCCGTAAACTCCGGGATATGTCCTGTCAGATAATCAAACCTTGAACCAGCGTGATACTTCCTTGTGTTTGTAAGGAACAAGGATGATTTAATTTCATTGCCATCATCATCTGTTCCATTAACCGCTGCATAGGAAATTATGTCAACGAGATTGCAGATGGGGTCGATTATTCGCTTGTCTCCCGCAGGATATATCTTTGAATACTCTTCGCCATTCTCATCTGTAAAATCTCGCGTGCCTTCGTGAGCAATAAATGCTACTGTGAACCCTACAGAGGTAAGAAGGTTGAGCCACTTTCCAAATTCATCAGAATACTCTTTCCAAAGACCATAACCTTTATTCAGTAATTCACGTATTTCTACGTGCCTTGACTATATCTTCATCTGATATTTTATATCAGACGTTGTGCGCTTCCAGCGGTAACTCATCTTCCGCTGTACTGGGATGACTCCCATAGTCGATGAACTGTTCTAATAACCATTCGAGGTATTGCCAGAAGTTATTTTTCCCAAATCCATATCGCTTATGAAATTTTGTATGACAATCTTTACATAATGTAAAGCCATTGTTTATGTCATAGCGTGAATCTTCGTCAACCAAATAGCCTTCAAAATGATGTGCGTTTAGAGTATGGTCTTTATTTTTATAATCATATTTTCTGCATACCATACAAGTATAATCGTCTCTCTCCCAGACTTTCTTTCTCCATGTTTTAAGTTGGGAGTTATTTCTGTCTATACTGTATCTATTTCGACCATCTATCCAAAAATTATTCTTCTCTGCGATTAAATGCATTTGTTTCATATCATCTCGTTGCATATTATAAGGGACACCGTATGTACTTATCATCGTTTCTTTTGACTTCTGCTTTATTGAGTCTAAAGAAAACACATTTGATACGCCATATTTTTCTTGTATTATTTGAGGAACTACAATTTTTAATTTGCAAGCATCACAGTAATACATATTATTTTTATCAAATACCATTCTGTAATGCTTATAAGTAATTTGCTTAATGCGATTGCAATACTCGCACTGTGCGTTGACAAGGCTTTTGCTACCTTTCGTTAAATCCTCTATTTTAACAAGAAATTCGCTACCCCATTTAGTGAAGGCATAACCCAAGTTTTCATAATACGCTCTATTTTTGGGATTCCATTTAACTTCTATGAATTTGTCTATAATCATAATTCTCCATGGTTATTAGGGTTAGCACAGGATTACCATGTTGTATGGTCAACCAATTTAGGTTCCCCTGTCAGCGCGATTTTTAGCTGTCATTTCCTACAGCGCCTAAGCGTAAATCGCACACCCCTGAGTAATAGGGTTCACACAATTTTCATCTTGCTATCACTAGCAAGCGGGGCAATAGTTCTTACCCTCACGGATACTATCAACACCATGCTTTTCACAAACAAACTCAGTACACAATCTTCCCATGATGGATGCTTCATCAAGTATGATGGTTTGGTATATTTCTTTTGCTTTGCTGATATTCTTATCATTTGTTATTTGCTTAACAAATTGAACATAGTCAGACCATTTTCTCATTGGGAAGAAGGGAACGCCAGCTATACCGTTGATACCCGCTTCAAAAGCAATGTAACATGGTTTTGGGAGGCGAGTAAGCTGTCTTGTTTTGCCTACCCTGTTAGTACCATATACAAGTATGGTTTTTCCTGATAAGTCGTATGATAATACGCTTATTTGCGGACTAAAAATATCTAATGCCATATGTATCACCTATCCTTAAAATTTAAATCCATCGCCTTTCTTATCATTTTTATTGCCTTTGCCGCTCTTGTCTCCTTTATTCTTATCTTGAGACTTCTTTAGCAATGCTGGCAATGTTTCAGATTCGCGTACTGCCCAAGCTACTTTGATTTGCGCTGTAGAGAATGCCTTATCGTCATCTTCATCATATTGGAACTCTTCGCCGCCAGTAACAACCAATTCGCGTGTATAGTTGACTTGAACGTCTTCCCTTGCTTCGCCAAAGCCAGTTTTCTTGGTAACGGTGCGCTTTGCGATATTTACGATGTTACCAGCAATTTCACCTGTTTTTCTCGCGGAATAATTACTTTCTAAATATTCAGCGACTTCACCATCAGCGATAAACTCCATGGGAACTACTACGCCGCCATACATTGGAATGATTGCATCAATCAGCAGCCTGCCAGTTTCTTCACTGTCTTTCATTTCCTTGCGGATTTTTTCAAAATAGCATTCAACTTCAAACCTTGCTTTTGGCTCAAAAGAATCGTCATCAATGCGGGAGAAGAAGTTAGCGGATATTCGTGGTCTACTTACAAGTTCGTCATTGGCATAGAACTCGTTGCGCCCAAGTGTGCCGCCATTGCGCCCACCAAGGCGTACCTTTGTTGCCATATTTGTGGCTTCTTCCAGCGTCCTGCCTTCTTTCATCAAAGCAGCAATGGAAGTATACTCATTCATCACAGTTTGGATGCCCTTCCATGCTGTATTCGCTTTGCCTTCTTTGGTTTCTTTGGTAACATACACGCTCACAGCATGGTCAGAATGCGCATCAGTTGATATAATGACATCACCGCTGATAACATCGTTTTCTTCTTTGATATTTAGCTCTTTAAGGATACCTTCAATCCTAACTTTGTTCATTGCTTGCCTGATTTGAGTTTTTTTACTTTCAGCCATAATTTTAATTCTCCTTTTAATTTGAATGAAGATTGGTTTTGGTAACAAAGTGCTGGACATACAGTGGCACTACAATTAATTTGTTTCCGAGTTGAAAGCATAAAATCAGTGGTGGACTCACCTCTTTCGTTTATTGATTTTATTCAACGCATCCTTATATGTATTAGGTAGCGTAAGAACCGTAACAAGTCTCTCATAGAAAAATATGTAAACGTGATTATTATAAATTCTTATGTTGTTTCCATTTCTATGAGATAGGAACAGGTAATCAAGATATTTTTTTAGATTACCTACACATTCGCTATGGCATACCCCTCTATCAATAGCATTTCGTGCGTTTCTTTCAAGAGCCTTCTTAGGTAAGCCACAGCGTTCTTTAAGTCTGGTTTTAGCATGGTTTGTTATGTACATGTGTTTCCTCCTGAATATTTTTAATAGCAATGAATGGAATCAGAAGGTGATGCGTAGTATAGATTGTTTTTAAAATACTGTCAACACCACCTTATAACTTATTTTATATTATCATCATCACAAGCCCAACTTTATAAAAGAGGGGGGTGGGGTAAAAATTCATCTCAAATAGTTTTGATTTTGCTTGCTTGGACGGTATTTAATTACCGTTGCGATTACTTTTGAAAGAGCAGTAAATCTCCCTCGCGCAAATGCTGGTGACTGTACTGATTCACAAAAGACCTAGCTCATCTAACTCATCTTCAATGCCGATGCCACCAGTTTCCGCAATGATTAAAGCATAATCTGTATCATCATTCAAGTTTTGTACACAACTTAGCAATTCATTTGATGAAGTGGGAGCAAATCTGGTAAGTAGGCTAAGAATTTGCGTTTTACTTATTTTCGTTCCAAAAGCACCCCAGTCAAGCTGAATCAAGTTCAATCCAAAATCTGAACAAGCCATAGCCCAACTCTTGCTATCATATGATAACGGATTTCTGTGTTTTAAGTCTTCAACTGAACGATGGACACATGGAAAAGGCGGCGTTATTCGCTTGGGGACGTTGCCATTCCAATCGCCACCTTCCCATTTGAATGTTGGGTCATCAGCAAGTCCTATATAAACATCTACCAACATTTCATGCACTCCTTAAGCTAATCAGCATTTTCTTCACCTGTAACATCTTTGTACCCGCCACCAAAAAACCAACCATGTGATTCAACGAATCTAATAAACATATCGGAGAACTGGTCGATTGAGATATTTGGGTGGACTTCTGCAACGCCATCAATTGAGATAAGTCGGCAATTGGGGATAGCTTCGGCATATGGTAGAATTTCATTAATTCGGTCTGCTGCATCACCGTATTTCTTGATGCGTTCCTTGTCTTTTTC